AGGATTGACGTGCATGTGAGCGACCGTGATGGTACGGTTCACTCCGTTGTCTCCGGGGAGCATCTTCTGGAGGGGATGGCGGAAGTGATCAGTGACCAGGTCACGAGGGAGATCAGGGCGTTCGTCGAGTCGTGCAAGCCTCGTCTTGACGGACGCGAGGTGCTTCTTCTGGCCACCGACATCGNAGGGCGGTAACAGGTGCGACATCAAGCTCGAGAGCGACGGCAAGAGCGAGGAGCACGATGGAGATTGAGAACGGGAGGACCTATCAGGTCATCTCGAACCTGCCCAGCATCCACAAGACCCAGCAGCTTGTGGAGAACCGCTTCGACGAGGTGCTTCTGACCAGTAGCAACCGGAAGAAGGTGCGGATCCGGAAGGACTACGCGGCCATCAAGGCGCGTAGCGACCGACGGGGCTCGCCGATGCCGGTGCTCGAGGTCTGGTCCTACGAGGCCAGCACGTACTGAGAAGAGATAACCCATGGGGCCCAGAACTGCTCTGGGCCCCATGGGTTATACTTTTTTGAAAGGATTAATATGGAGACCTGGAAGCAGAGCCCGAAGGAACCGCGGCTGGAGTGCAGCACGCTCGGGAACGTCCGAGAGCTCGAGAGCAAGAGACGAGTGCTGCCGAAGCGGCTTCTGAACAAGATGGGGGACGAGGTCATTGCACACACGTTCCCCGATGGGTCGCACTTCAGAGGCGCAACGAAGTGTCTCATCTGGACGACCTTCTACAAACTCACCCATGGCTGCCGGCACAACATCATCCACGCCAACAACGACCCGCGGGACAACCGTCTCTCGAACCTGTACATCGTGGGTGGGGACGGCATCCGTCGACGAGCGGTACCGGTCGAGTCCAACTCGAGAGTGACCCGGATCAAGGCCCGCGTGCTCGTCTACTGGTTGGACCGCAATATCGAGACGCACATGCGACAGCGAACTGGTTACCCGGCGAGTCGTCTCCTGAGGACGCTCGTTCGGGAGCATGATCTTTACAACCCCTACCTCGTGGGGCACTGGATCCATGAGGACATCGAGACGTACAAGTACTTCGTGACGAAGAGGTACCATCAGAACGACCCGCTGATCTCATCGGAGCAGATGTTCCTCGAGGAGATCGGTCCCGACAAGGAGATATACTATGTTGCCTAACACCATCACGATCGGGAAGCCGGCCCTTGTGAGAATGTCGTGGTCCCATTTCGATCACGCCTGGGAGCTCAAGGAGATCATCTTCCGGAAGAACGACAACGTGTTCGTCTTCGACACCGGCTACGGGGACAAGGTGCTTCGAAGCTACTCTACACGACTGTTCGACATACGCACAGTCACAGAACGGGGAAACCTTGTATTCTGCATCAGGAGCAGGAAGAATGACGAGTGAGCGATGGGTCTTCTTCGAGAGGTCGCTAGATGTTGAGGTCAGTGACCAGGGGCACTTCCGAACCTATGAGACCGGAAGGCGGCGGGTGGCCAGCCATGTGGCCGGGTACCCGCACTGGGACGTGTTCTCCTACAAGAGCGCTGTGAACGGACGACGGACCTCGCAGTACACGGGCAGGATCGTCTGGGAGGCCTTCAACGGGCTGCTTGATTGCTCTGAGATCGTTATCCCCAGGAACGGGGACTGGGGCGATCCGTCGCTGGAAAACCTGGAGCTCGTGCCGCGAGCACGCAGCTGGAGGGAGTACTGGGAGCATCGCAGGCAGCAGTGGCAGGATGTGGCAGAGCTCGTGGACGACTGAGAAGGGGGACGACATGTCGGATCTGCTGTGGCCGCACCAGCGAGAGGTCCTGTCGAGAATCAAGGACGGGTGCATTCTCTACGGAATGCCGGGATCCGGCAAGAGCCTTGTAGCGGCGGCCTATGCTGTGGAGAAAATTACCCGCAGGCCCTTTGAGGAGGGCGGTAGGGCGCCTGTGGCAAGCGACCTTTACATAATAACGACCGCTATGAAGCGCGACAGCCTCGACTGGGAGAAGGAGCTTGCCAACTTCGGTCTCAGGTCGGACAGGCGCTGCCGTAACATACGGTTCCATGTCGACTCCTGGAACAACATCAAGAAGTACCGAGACGTCAAGGGGGCGTACTTCATCTTCGATGAGCAGCGTGTTATAGGCAAGGGCGCATGGGCGAGCGCGTTCAAGCGGATCGCCAGGCACAACCGGTGGATACTGCTCAGTGGGACACCCGGAGACACATGGATGGACTACATGCAGGTGTTCATCGCGAACGGGTTCTACAAGAACCAGCGGGACTTCGTGGACCAGCATGTCGAGTACGAGCCCTACACGACGTTCCCGAGGATCAAGCGCTACCACAACCAGCGGAAGCTTCAGAGGTATCGGGACAGGATACTCATCGAGATGCCCATGAAGCGGGAGACCACTCGGAGGGAGCAGGTCATATACTGCACCTATGACAAGCTCCTGTACGAGCAGGTGGAGAAGGGGCGGTGGAACCCGTGGGAGCAGCGTCCTGTACGGAATGCGTCTGAGGCCTGCTACTCCTTGAGGAAGGTCGTGTCGAGCGTCGGGAGCAGCCGTCCAGAGGCCGTCAGAAAGATTCTGAGGGGCTATCACAGAGCGATCGTGTTCTACAACTACGACTACGAGCTGGAGGCTCTGAGGGGCGTCTGCGAGGGTCTGGCGATACCTTACGGGGAGCGCAACGGGCACAAGCACGACCCCTTGCCAGAGGGGGCTGAGTGGGCGTATCTGGTGCAGTACTCGTCCGGTGCCGAGGCATGGAACTGCGTCACCACGGACACGATGATATTCTACTCGCAGAGCTACAGCTGGAAGGTGATGGAGCAGGCCCGAGGACGCATCGACCGGGCCAACACGAGCTACAAGACCCTGCTCTACTTCACGCTGACCAGCCATGCGAGCATCGACCTGGCGGTCCAGAAGGCACTTGAGAGGAAGGAGATATTCAACGAGAAGGGCTTCTGGAAGGCCTGAGAACCGGTCCGCGGGGCTTCCTAATGAGGCTCCGCGGACTGATCTCGGGCTATCCCTTTTGCGTTACGGAAGGGACACGTGGTATGAAAGAGGCTTATGGGACGGAAGGGGCTGGTGCGGTGGCCAAAAACGTTTTTGGCCACTCTGGCCATATGGCCAGTTTTTTGGCCACTTTGATTAGTCGTTACCGTTTCGTTATAAACCAGTGGCCAAAAAGTGGCCACGGTGGCCAGCAAGTGGCCAAAACACTGGCCACTTCACTTTCGCAGAATAGCAACAAAAAGTCGGTGTTCGCTGCAGTGGGTGGCCATCACTTCTAATCACGGATTTGTTGATATTCTGCGGAAAAGTAGGGCAAGTGGCCAGTTTTGGTCTTTTTACTCTTATGAGAGAATATAAGTATTAAAAAAGGGTATATATAGCTGAGCACGCTAACAATACACGTTTTTCTCAAAATTGGCCACTCTTTCTAATCACTTCGTCAAAACTGGCCACTTTGTATCACGTGTTGTACTAAGACCATCCTGCAACTCATGATCGAGGCGATTGGTGATTAGATACACTACGCGTAACAATCATGGGCTATAATGAGGCACTATATTCTGGTGCTATGATCTTTCGAGGAGTATGATGGCCGGACTGGAACGGGACTTTCAGTCTCGCCTTATCCGAGAGATTCATGAGCGCCTCCCAAAAGCGATCGTCCTGAAGAATGATCCGAGCTACCTACAAGGTATCCCGGATCTTATAGTTCTGCACGGCGATCGATACGCCATGCTCGAGGTCAAACGGTCTTCTCGTTCCCCTAGGAGACCCAACCAGAGGTACTACACCGACCTCTTCTCAAGATGGTCATATGGAGCGTTCATCCACCCAGGCAACAAGGAGCAGATTCTAGATGAGATGGAACGATCACTCACGGCTTAGCGGCCAGCACGCATTTCTATCTGCGAGTAAGCACTCCTGGCTCAACTACGACCAGGACCGTCTTGTCGAGGCATTCAGAGCGAGCCAGGCAGCGGCCATGGGCACTCGTCTTCACGCCCTTGCCGCTGAGCACATCCGGCTCGAGCTCCGGATGCCGAAGAACCGCAACACGTTCAATCAGTATGTCAATGACGCCATCAGTCTGAGGATGACCCCCGAGCTGGTTCTGTACTACTCGGAGAACGTGTTCGGGACTGCGGACGCCATCGCGTTCGATACGCGCAAGAAGCTCCTTCGAGTCCATGACCTCAAGACTGGCACCACTCGGGTCAGCATGGCGCAGCTCGAGATCTATGCCGCTCTCTTCTGCCTGGAGTACGAGGTCCGACCCGGCGAGATCCGGAACGAGCTCCGGATCTACCAGAATGACGAGGTGCTGGTCGAGGAGGCGGAGACGGACCTTGTCGCCCATATCATGGATCGCATTGTGACGTTCGACAAGCTCATCGATGAGATCAAGGCCGAGGAGGAATGATGACCACCCTGACCCACTTCGGTACGCCTCGTCACTCGGGGCGTTATCCTTGGGGGTCTGGAAAGGACCCCTATCAAGGGGCATCCACTTTCCTCGCCGAACGCGACCGTCTCCGCAAGGAGGGCATGACCGACACCGAGATCGCTCGGGCCTGGGGAATGACCACGACGGAGTTCCGGGCGCAGAACAGTATCGCCCGCGCCGAGAAGAAGGCGGGGGATGTTGCTCGAGCTGTTCGGCTCAAGGAGGCCGGCCTTCCCAACACGGCCATCGGTGAGAAGATGGGCCTCAACGAGTCCTCCGTCAGGGAGCTCCTCAAGGCAGACGCCACGCACCGCAAGGACTCCATCCAGAAGACGGCGGAGGTTCTCGAGAAGGAGTGCAGCTCGAAGCAGTTCATCGAGTACGGCTCGGGCGTCGAGATGAACCTCGGCGTCTCCTCAGCCACCCTGAACACGGCGGTTGAGAGCCTCAAGGCCAAAGGATACAAGACTCACGAGGTCTATGTCAAGCAGGCCAACAGCGACAACTTCACCATCCTCAAGGTCCTCACTCCTCCTGGCGTCAGCAAGGCGGAGGTGATGGCGCACCGGGACAAGATCCGTACTCCAGGCGTGGTTGTCGACGAGAAGGGTCTTCTCACCACCGGACTCAAGCCTCCGGCGGTCGTCTCGAGCAAGCGGGTCAAGGTTCGCTACGCCGAGTCCGGTGGGACGGACATGGACGGTGTCATCCAGATTCGCAGGGGTGTTCCGGATCTCGACCTCGGTGCAGCTCGTTACGCCCAGGTTCGAATCAATGTCGACGGGACGCACTATCTCAAGGGCATGGCCATGTACGGCGACAACATGCCCAAGGGTACGGACATCGTCTTCAACACGAACAAGAGCAAGGGTACCCCCATGCTCGGCCCGAAGGACCACAGCGTCCTGAAGCCGCTCAAGTCGGATCCGGACAACCCGTTCGGAACGGTGGTTCGGCAGAAGATGTTCAAGGACAAGAAGACGGGGAAGAGCAGGCTCAGCGCCCTCAACATCGTGAACGAGGAGGGCACCTGGGACCGATGGTCACAGACTCTCGCCTCCCAGTTCCTGTCCAAGCAGTCCCCCGTCCTGGCGAGGAAGCAGCTAGAGGCGACACGGCGGTCCAAGAAGAAGGAGTTCGATGAGATCATGAGTCTCACGAACCCCGTCATCAAGAAGAAGCTCCTCATGGAGCTGGCCGATACCTGTGACTCAGCATCTGTGCACCTCAAGGCCAAGGCCCTCCCGGGTCAGGCCAGCCACGTGATCCTTCCTATGCCGCACCTTCGCAAGAAGGAGGTATATGCTCCCAATTATCGTGATGGTACTGTTCTTAGCCTCGTGCGTTACCCTCACGGAGGAACTTTTGAGATTCCTCAGCTTGTGGTCAACAACAAGGACAAGAAGGCACGGCGTCTTCTGGGCCTTGCTCGCGACGCTATCGGTATTCACCCATCTGTTGCTGAGCGCCTTTCTGGCGCTGATTTTGACGGCGACACTGTCATAACGATTCCGCACACAGGGACGACCAAGGTAAAGTCGACGCCGGCCCTTCGAGGACTCAAGGGCTTCGAGCCGAAGCGGGTCTATCCCGCATACCCCGGCATGAAGCGCATGCGAGACACGCAGACCCAGATGGGCAAGATCTCCAACCTGATTACGGACATGACCCTGAAAGGGGCGTCCGAGTCAGAGCTTGCCCGGGCGGTTCGACACTCCATGGTAGTTATCGATGCCGAGAAGCACAACCTCAACTACAAGCAGTCCGAGCGGGACAACGGTATTGCCGCACTCAAGAAGAAGTACCAGGGTGGAACCACAAAGGGCGCTGCCACTCTGATCTCCCGTGCCTCGTCAACGGTACGGGTCAATGAGCGAAAGCCCCGGTCCGCAGCAAAGGGCGGGTCTATTGATCCCCGTACCGGCCGAAAGGTGTACGAGGAGACTGGGCGCACCTATGTCAACGCCAAGGGTGAGAAGGTCCACAAGCTGACCAAGACGACCCGCATGGCCGAGACAAGGGATGCCCGTACTCTCAGCAGTGGTACGGTCATGGAGGGTCTCTATGCGACCCACGCCAATGAACTGAAGGCACTGGCCAACTCGGCGAGGAAGGCAGCGCTCAAGACCCCACCCATCAAGAGAGACCCCCGTAAGGCTAAGAAGTACGCCCCTGAGATTGCGGGCCTTCGTGCTCAGATTAACCGGGCCCTCAAACAGAAGCCCCTGGAGCGGCAGGCCCAGCTGGTCGCTCAGGGTGTTGTGGAGAAGAAGCTTCGAGCCAATGGAGATCTTTCCAAGAAAGAACGAGACAAGATCGAACGGATGGCTATACGCACCGCCCGCCAAAGGCTGGGGGTCGACAAGGCTGGGACCAGGGTTGTGCCCACCCCAGCCCAGTGGAAGGCTATCCAGGACGGTGCCATCTCCAACTCTATGATGGAGCAGATCGTCGCCAACGCAGAGACGGAGACGATCAAGGCGCTCGCAATGCCTCGTACTACCAAGGGCGTCAGCGCTGCCAAGCAGGCACGCATCGACACACTCAAGGCCCACGGTGCAACCACAGCAGAGATAGCAGAGAGCTTGGGCCTGACAACAGCTCAGGTGAAGGACTATCTCTATCAGTCCGACTGAGTCTATCACTACTTGTATAGACTCTCATCCACCCTGCCCAGGACACAGACAGTAAGGAGGTGTGCAACCATGCTGGCTCTACGACTAACTACTGAGGACAATCCTTTCGATCCTTTCGATGAGTTCCTTGAGTGGTTCACATTCGATGAGCAACAAGGCTACCACACCACTGCCTACCTGGGCAGGGTGACGTACACCAGCGACGAGCTCTCTCTTGCAGATCAAGTTGAAAGTTCGAATGAATCAGTTCGTGAAGCGTTCGAGCTCAACCTTCAAGGCAATTACAAGATTGTTGAAAGAGAAATCGAAATCTGATTTCTGAAAAAGTGAGAATCCTC